TCGTCTGGCGCAACGAGCCCGACGCGGAACGCCCGAAGCCCCGAAAGATGCCCTACGGCCGCGACGGATCGCCGGCCCGCGCCAACGACCTGGCGTCGTTCCTGACGTTCGACGACGCGCGAAAGAAGTATGAGGCGGGCGGGTTCGACGGCCTCGGCTGGTACGCGTGGCGGTCCGTCCCCTACGTGCTGATCGACCTCGACCACGCGGTCGACGACTCGGGGGCCGCGCTCGATTGGGCGGCGGCGATCCTGGAGAAGTTCCCCGGCGCCTACGTGGAGCTCTCGCAGTCGGGGACCGGGCTCCACATCATCGTGCGGGCGCGCCCGTCCTTCGGGACCGATCGCGACGGCGGGAAGAGGGGCGACGTCGAGGTCTACGCCGGCCGCCACTACCTCGCGCTCACCGGCTCGCTGTACGGCGACGGATCGTTGAGCGACGTGTCGAACGTCGACCGCACCGCCGAGGTCGAGGCGCTCTGCCAGGACGTCGGCATCACGCTCGCCGCGCCGGCGCCCGATCCCGCCCCGCAGAAAGCCGATATACCTTCACCCGCAGCGCCGGCTACGGTCGAAACGCCTGGTGCCCATATATCTTCGGCCCCCGCCGGCGCGGACGATAAGGCGATCCTCGCGGCGCTCGGGCGCGGGCGGCACGGCCCGCGGCTCGCGGCGCTCTACTACGACGGCGACGAGCGGCGCGGACGCGGCCAGGACTCCGAGGACGATCACGCGCTCATCGCGGCCCTCTGCGAGCTGACGCCGGACGACGCCCAGGTCGAGCGGTTGATGCTGGCGTCGGCCCTGAAGCGGAAGAAGTGGAACGAGCGCCGGCCCGGTGGGTCATGGTTGACTTACTCGATCGCGAACGCGCGGGCCTCGCAGCGCGCGGGACCGGTCGGCGGCGCCGCGCAGGGCGACCTGCAGGCCATCAGCATCGCGGACCGGATCAGGGACGGCCTGCCCGCGCCCCCGCCGGTCGTCGTCCCCGGGCTCGCGTGGGCCGGCCGCGTGACGCTCGTCGCGGCACGCGAGGGCATCGGAAAGTCGACGCTATTCGCCGAGGCTGCCGCCGCCGTGACCCAGGGCCGCCCGTTCCTCGGCCAGGGCGCGACCCCGGCCGGCGGCGTCCTGTGGGTCCTCGTCGAGGAGCACGAGACGGACCTGATCCTCCGCGCGATCCGGTTCGACGCCGCGAAGGCCGGGCTCGGGCGCCTCCACGTCCTGAACCGCCCGTCCGAGGCGCTCGCCGTCCTGACGGCGGAGGTCGCGCGACTCCGCCCGCGGCTCGTGATCATCGACACCCTGCACGCGTTCGCCGGCCCGCTCGTCGAGCACGCGTCGCAGGCGGACGACTGGCAGACCGTGATGACGACCCTCGACGCGATCGCGCGTAGCCCCGCGCAGCCCGGGATCCTCCTCGCGGCCCAGGCCAGTAAGGGCACGGGCGACTACCGCGACTCGACGGCGATCGGGCACGGCGTCGACGTCGTCCTGACGCTCGCCACGTTCGAGGGCGACGACGTCACGCGCGAGCTGCGGGTGATGAAGGCCCGTTGGCCCGTCGGGAAGACGACCTACCAGCTCGTCGGGGCGACCCCGGACGCGGACGGCGCGCTCGTCGGCGGCGAGCTGGTGAAGATCGGGAACCGCGACCTGAAGAAGGAGAAGGCCGTCGCGAAGACCGAGGACCGCCGCACGAAGATCCTCCGGTACCTCGCCGCGCAGGCGGGACCGGTCGCGCAGGACACGGTAAAGAAGAACGCCGGGATCGGCGCGACGCACGTGAAGCCCGTCCTCGAGGACCTGGTCCGCGAAGGGGCCGCCGTCGACGTCGGCGAGCGGAACGACGACGGCACGTGGAAGACGCACGCCTTTCGGATCACGGACCTCGGCCGGTCCCGGTTGGCGTCGGCGAGCGCTCCTCCGGCCGGTTCCGCCGACGCGTTTTAGCCACGTGGTGGTCCGGTGCGACCAGTCCAGCTACCCGATCCGACGTCCCCTGGGTAACGCATAGCTGGACTGGTGGTCCAGACCGGGTCCAGTCCAGCAGTCCGGCAGTCGTCCGCCTACCTGGTCCGGTGGTCTGGGAGTACGTAGTACTCCCGACCGGACCGGTGACGCTGCCCCGTGCACCTGACTACGTCGATCCCGCGAAGAAAGCGGACCACCCTGAAGGACCGGCCCGCTGGACGTGCTCTCGGTCCCGTGCGCGAGGTAGCCGTGGACCGCGTCGCGCGTAGGTGCACACGCTGACGACGATCCGCCGACCACGTTCCGATAATACACGTTATGTTAAGTACGCGTTGGGGATACGCACGTGTGAGTGATGTGCGTGTGCACGGGCATTGACGTCGACGACGATCGGGGCGTGGCCCACCCCCAGGAGGGGGTAAAGCCAGGGCCGCCGGCCGGTTTCATTGTCATGAGTTACACCAAGAATATTTCGCCCCGAAGAATGTGAACCGCGGTCCGCCGCGCACGAGGTTATATTCGCGACCTATGACCCAACCGATCGCAGCACCTGCCGCCGATCCGCCGCGCGGTCGCGGCCGGCCGAAGGGCGTCCGGAACCGACCGAAGGTCGCGCTCGTGCCGGACGCCGAGCAGCCGTTCGCCGGGAAGCCGCAGGACCTCGAGCAGGCGACGGAGTACGCCGCCTGGCTCGTCGGCGCCATCGTGTCCGGGCGGATCGACCCCCGGGTCGGCCGGGAGGCGGCAGCCGCGCTCAACGTCCTGAAGGGCGTCCTGGCCGCGAAGGACCTGACGGCGTGGAAGGTCGAGCAGCTCAAGAAGAAGCTGCTGAAGGAGATGCAGAACTCGGAGCGCGACCGGTGAGCGGCAACCAACAGCTCGAGGCCCTCACGTTCGCCGAGGACCTCCTCCGCGCCGGCGCCTACGACCGGGGCTGGCCGGCCTGGGAGGCCGCGCGGGCGAACCTCTCCCGCTACGTGCCGCACGCGATCCCCCGGGGCTTCCCGACGATCCCCGAGCTGAAGCGCGGGTTCCCGGCGCCGGGCTACGTCCTCGTGCTGCAGGAGGGCGGCGCCGGCGACACGTTCATGGCCGCCCGATACGCCGCCGACCTCGCGGCCGAGGGGGCGCGCGTCCTGTGGCAGGCGCCGCCGGCGCTGGCCTCGCTGCTGCGGACCGTCCCCGGGATGTGGCGCGTCTATGACCGGCCGGTCCCGATCGACGCCACGGTGGCCTGGGTCCGCGCCCTCTCGCTCCCCGCCCGGTATGGCGTGCCCGGCTGCGCCGGTGTCCCGTATGTGCGCGCTCCGCGACCGGCGTGGCGCCCCTGGGTCCGCGAGCGGCCCCGGATCGGCGTGCGCGCGACGTCGGGCCAACTGACGCCCGGCGGCGTCGACCGGGACCTCCCGCCGGCGTTCCGCGAGCGGCTCACCGCCGGCCTCCTGGCCCGGGGCTACAACGTCGTCGACCTCGACCTGCCCGCCGGGACCGCGTGGTCGGTGACGGCCCGCCTGATCCGGTCGTGCGAGGCGGTCGTGTCGGTCGACACCGGGGTCGCGCACCTCGCCGGCGCGCTCGGCGCCGACCTGCGGGTCGTCCTCAACGACCGGGCCGATTGGCGGTGGGGGACGGCCGCCACGACCCCGTGGTACCCGACCGCCCGTCTGTTCCGCCGCGCGGCCGGCGGCTCGTGGCTCACGGCCGTCCTCGAGGCGATCGTCGACCTATGACCTACATGGAGCGCCTGGCGCGGGCCGACGAGGACCTCGGGCCGCTGCTCGAGCAGCGCGACGCGCCGAAGGGGAAGCAGGGCCGGGACTACGCCGAGTATCGCGACGACCCGATCGGGTTCACGCGCGACGTCCTGCATGTGAACCTCTGGGCGTCCGCCCGCACCGACGGGACGGGCCAGATCGACATCGTGCACGCGGTCCGCGACCACGACCTCGTCTCGGTCCGCGGGGCCAACGCGCTCGGGAAGGACACGGCCGCCGCGTGCCTCGCCCTGTGGTGGTACGCGACGCGGCCCGGGTCCGATGTCCTGATCACGGGACCGACCGACCGGCAGGTCCGCGAGATCGTGTTCGGCCGCGAGATCCGGCGGGCCTTCATGCAGTCGGACCTCCCCGGGAAGCTGTTCTCGACGACGCTGCGCGGCCTCGACGGCCGGCGCATCCTCGGGTTCGTGTCGTCCGGCGCCTCGCAGATGTCGGGGTTCCACGGCGACGTCCTGGCGATCGTGACCGAGGGCCAGGGTGTCGAGGACTTCGCGTATGAGGCCGTGATGTCGTGGGCGCCGCAGAAGGTGCTCGTGGTCGGGAACCCGCTCGCCCCGACCGGGCGGTTCTACGCGCAGCACCGCGCGGGGTCGCAGTGGAAGTGGCTCCGCATCTCCGCGTTCGACCACCCGAACGTCGCGACCGGCACCGTGGTCATCAAGGGCGGCGTCACGCGGACCGACGTGGAGCGAATCAAGCGCGAGTACGGGGAGTCGTCGCCGCAATACGTCGCGCGCGTGAACGGGGAGTTCCCGGCCGTCGGGGCGAACGCGGTCGTGACGCCCGAGCAATATGACGCGGCCGTCGCGCGGTGGGAGGCCCGGCGGAAGGCCGGCGCCGAGGACACGCGCACGCTCGTCGTCGCGATCGACCCGGCCGGTGGCGGCGACGACTCGGCCGCCCGCGCGGACACGCGCGGCTCGGTCGTGGAGCGCGTGTCGCTGCTCGAGTACTCCGACACGTCGCTCGGGTACACGCGCCAGGTGAACCGGACGCTGCGGGCCGAGGGCTTCACGCCGGCGTCCGACCTCCTCTTGGTGGTGGACGCCAACGGCGTCGGGTGGGGCGTCGCGTCAGAGCTCGAGGACGTCGACCTGAAGGACGACGGCCTGCCGATCGGTGGCTGGCCGCTCGAGCGGTTCCTGGCGCAGGAGCGCGACGTTCTCAGCGACGAGGAGCGCAAGCAATACGCGAACCGGCGGGCGAAGGCCTACTGGATCGTGAAGCAGACCGCGACCGACGGAACGCTGATGCTGCCGCCCGACGAGTTCCTCCGCGAGGAGCTGCTCGCCACGACGTGGTTCGTGAACCTGCGCGGGCAGACGCAGATCCTCGGGAAGGACGAGCTGCGGCGCGACCTCGGGCGGTCACCGGACCGCGCGGACGCCGTGGCCATGGGCCTGGCGATGTCGGCCGGCGACGGGTTCGCCGGGATCGGCGGCCAGGTCATCTCGATGTGAACGATCACCACCGGATCGTCCCGCAGCGCGAGCACGTCCTCGACGCCGCGCCGTCGGCGTGCTGGTGCGAGCCCGAGAACCTCGTTGTCTGCCCCGTCTGCGCGGGCGATGACCCGCTGGCCACGCAGCACTTCGGTCGGATCGACGAGGTCGCGCCCTGCGATCCCGACTGCTGGAAGTGCGGCGGGCGCGGGCTCGTCCCGTGCGACGACTGCGGCGCCGGCGTCGCGTGCGAGCGGGCCCACGTGATCGTCCACAAGGGATAGGGCACGAAGAAGCGGCGGGATCGGATCGACCCCGCCGCCATTCCTTGAGAAGGAACCTTACAGGTTCTTCAGCGTCGCGCGGACCTTCCGGTCGACGTCCAGCAGGAGCGTCTTCACCGTCGATCGGGCGTTCTTCCCGCCGCGCCGGCGCGCGAGCTGTGATACCCGCCACAGGTTCATGCGGGCCCCGCGAAGGGGCTGCAGCTTCTGGGATAGCGGCATAGATCTTTCTCCTTTCTAAAGTTGGCGGCCGCGATCGACCGCTGAGCAAAACGATCGCCGGCGCGCCGGCCCGAAACCATCGACTGATCGACGTACGTCCAGTGGCGCGCGGCGTACGCCAAACGGATTAATCCGCTCGATCACGGGGCTACGCACTGGCCCGTCCGGCCGCCCCGTCGTTAGGTTAGACTCCTCGTAGGCGATCCCCCCAACATGCGAGGGCGCTGTGACCGATCGGGTCCGCGTCCCATCGCGCTGTCCACGCTGCTGCGTCGCCTGGATCGTGGCCCTGCAGGAGCTGGCGCTCCGCTACAGCGCCGCGACCGGCGGGTGGTACGTCGTCGGGGTCTGCCCCCGCTGCAAATATGAAGAGCGTCTGTGATGCCACCCGGGTCCGGCGACCGCGTCCCCCCTCTCAAATTGGCCCTCTGTGCCGCGGCGGTGACGCTCGCGACCCTGTGGCTCATCGGCGTTATCCCGTGAACATCGAAGGAACGCGATGCCCCTGCTCTCCGGCTACACCGCCATGGAGTCATACCTCGACCGCGTGACCGGGATCGGTCGCGCCGACGCGTCGAAGTCGTGGCTCGACTACCAGCACCGTGACTACCGAAAGAACGCCCGTAAGTGGGTGTACGCCCGCGACCACTACACGGGCGAGGCGGTCGATCCCGAGAAGATCCAATACTACCTGGTGCGGAAGGCGCTCGGCGAGACGATCGAAAACTTCGACGAGCGGCTCGCGCTCGCGGACTACACGCCCCACTTCGGCACGCTGGTCGACGAGCTCGCCGGGATGATCTTCGGGTCCGAGGAGGACGCGAACCGGACGTGGGGCTCGCTCGGCGACCCGGTCAAGAAGCCGACGTCCCCGGCCGGCGTCCTCTGGCGCGACGCGAACGAGGCCGGCGACGCGTGGAAGACGCTGTGGAAGCTCCTGGCGATCGAGCTCACGGCGATCCACGCGGCGTGGCTCTTCGTCGACGGCGGCACGAAGCCCGACCACCCGCGCGTCCGGATCCTCCCGGCCGAGACCGTGAAGGACTGGTTGCACGTCGGCGGGGTCCTGAAGGAGGCGCTGATCGAGGAGGTCGACGATCCGCGCGGCTCGCTGCAGGACGCGTCGAACGCCCAGTGCGTCTGGCTCCACCTGACCGTCGCCGGCTGGCAGCGTTACACGAAGGATAAGAAGGGCAACGCGGTCGCGCTCGCGCGGCCCGGCGATAAGGGAACGTGGAAGTACCAGACGCGGTCGGGGGTCCCGACGATCCCGCTCGTCCCGGTCTCGCTCCCGCTCCGCCGGCACGTCGGGTATCTGCTCGCGCGGAAGGCGTGCGCGATCTTTAACCAGGAGTCGGCGCGCGATAACCTCGTGCGCTTTTGCAACTTCCCGATCCTGAACATCATCGGGAACGACAAGACCTATAAGGCGGTCGTCGAGGCGCTGAAGAAGGGCGCCCGCGCGCTGCAGAACCTCCCCGGGACGAACGCGCACGCGTTCATCGCGCCCGACGGCGGACCGGCGGCGACGGCGAACGCGATCCTCGAGCGGAAGGTCCTGGAGTTCTATCGGACCGGGTTCAAGAACTTCGAGGACGTCGCCCGCGAGCGCGTGACCGCGACCGAGGTGAAGGCCCGCCTCGCCGGCGGCGTGTTCGCGTTCCTCACCCTGATGAAGTCGGCGCTCGAGGACGCGGAGAACGCCACGCTGTATCTGCTGGAGCAGACGTTCTTCCCGCGCGACTCCGCGAAGTGGGGGACCGCCGAGGTCGCGCGGTCTGACGACTTCATCCCCGTGGACGTGAACGAGGTCGTCGAGCGTCTCCGCAAGCGATACTTCGGTGATCAGGGGATCGTCCCGGTCGGCCGGACGGCGCGGATCGCGGCGGCCCTGACGATCGCGCAGTGGGACGGGATCGAGGTCAACGAGAAGGAGGTCGCGGCGGCCGTCGACCTGGCGGCGCTGCAGGACGCGCAGAGCGTGATGAAGGAGCTGGCGATCCCGGCGGTCGCGAAGGCCGAGATGACGGTCCGGTTCCTCGTCGTGACCGGCTACGTGTCGCCGGACGACGAGACGCTGATGGCCGACGGGCAGAAGCAGAAGACGATCGACGTGCTGAAGGTCCGGGCCGAGGCGCTCGCCAAGGCGACCGAGGACAACACGCTGCGCGACGCCGCCGGGGGCGGCCTCCCGTTCGGCGGCTAACAACAAAGGAGCAGCACCATGGCGAACGCGCTTTATGACAAGGGTCGGCAGGGGTTTCTCGAGGGGGCTATCGACTGGGACACGGACGACATCCGCCTGATCCTGATCGACGTCGCCGACTACACGGTGAACCTCGCGACGCACGACAACCTCGACGACGTGGCGGCCGCGGCGCGTGAGGAGGTGTCCGGGTCGCTCGCGGGCAAGACGGTCACGGACGGCGTCGCGGACGCGAACGACGTCACCTTCACGGCCGCCGCCGGCGACCCGTGCGAGGCGCTCATCTTGTATAAGCACACCGGCACCGAGTCGACGTCGCGGTTGATCGCGTACATCGACACCGCGACGGGGCTCCCGGTCACGTTGAACGGGAACGACGTCATCGTGCGCTGGGACAACGGCGCCAACAAGATCTTCAAGCTGTAAGGGGGAACGAGATGCGAACCATCGAGCAGATCGACGCCGAGCTGGCGGTCGCCCGCGCCGCGAAGGATGAGGCGGTCGAGCGGTGCCGGACCCTCGTGCGCGAGCGCGAGGCCTCCCTGGCAAACGCGGTCGCGCGGCGCGCGGTCGAGCGGTTGTCGCCGGAACAGCGCGCGGCCGTCGCCCACGAGATCGCCGCCATCGGCATCCCGTCGCAGGAGCAGGTCGGACCGGCGAAGGAATAAGCAGTGGCTCTCGTCGCGGCGGATCGGGTCAAGGAAACGACGTCCACCACCGGCACCGGCACCTGGAATCTCGCCGGCGCCGTGGCGGGCTTTCGCACGTTCGTCGCCGGGATCGGGACAGGAAACACCTGCTACTACGTGGCGGAGCAGGGATCAGATTGGGAGATCGGCCTCGGCACCGTGACGGACGCGACGCCCGACACGCTCGCGCGGACGCGGATCATCGCATCGTCCAACGGCGGATCGGCCGTTAACTTCGGCACCGCCCCGACCGTGTATTGCGCGCCGCTCGCCGCCCGCGCGATGGACATCTACCCGAAGAAGGGATACATCTGGGACCTCACCACGTCGAACGCCGCCGACGCAACGAACGATATCACGGTTCAGGCGGGCGAGGCGGCGGATGAGACAGGCGAGGTCGTGATCGTGCTCGCGGCGTCCATCACCAAGCAGATCGACGCGGCCTGGGCGGTCGGGACTAACGCGGGCGGGATGAACACGGGCTCCGTCGCAAACGCGACGTGGTACGAAGTCCACCTCATCTATCGGGCGGACACCGGCGTCGTGGACGTGATGTTCACCACGACCGCGAACCGTGCCACGCTCCCGACCAACTACACGCACCAACGTCGGATCGGCTGGGTTCGGCGCGGGACGGCGACCAATCTCGCTTACACGCAGGTCGGCGACTGGTTCACGTTGACGACGCCGATTAACGACGTCGCGGTCTCCAAGACCGTGACAGCGACCGCCGTGACGTTGACCGTCCCGCCGAACAGCATCGCGCGGTTCCGGGCGGGCATCGACTCCACCGCTAGCGCCAACGCGAACGCGGCGGTCCTCTTCAGGGAAAACGTCGAGACCGGTGCGAACCCGGACGATGTGACAGGCGTCGCATCGCTCGGCTACGCGGACCTCGCGACGTGGTACGACGCCGGGTGGTTCGAGGTGCGGACCAACAGCTCCTCGCAGATCACGCACGACTCGGAGGTCGCGGTCGGTAACCTCGATATCTCAACGTTTGGTTGGTACGACGGACGGAGACGGCATGAGCCAATCTAAGGAACCGCGTTATGTGCAGCGCGACCCTGTGACGCGGGAGATCACCGGTCACTTCGCGAACCCGCAGCCGGGATACGCAGAGGAAGAGGTTCCGGACGATCACCCCGAGTTGGAGGCGTTGCGGGAAAGGCGGCGTACCTCGCGTCTGCAGACATCACCACACAAGGCGCTCGAGGCGCGTGTCGCGCGGATCGAACAGGTCCTCGGCCTAAAGGCGGTGTAAGATGACGTGGGGCGGCCAGCCGTGGGCGTCCGCGCCCTGGGCGGCTGCGCCCCCGGCGACGGGCCCGCAGGAGATTACGGGCGCGGGCGCGATCGCGACGGCCGAGACGTTCGGGTCGTCGCGTGTGCTTCGTCTAGCCGACTTTACCATAACCGCGGTCGGCGGCGGCGCGATCCCGGCGCAGCAGCAGGGTGTGTCGTTTAACGTCGAGATAACGGCGCGCGATCACACGGGCGCGACGCACGTTGGTTTCACCGGCACGGTGGACGTTCAGGTACCCGGCGCCACGGTGACCCAGGGCGCGGGCCAATCGGCGGCGTTCACGGCCGGCGTCCTCGTGCACGCGCTCACGATCACGTCCCTCGGTAACTACTTCGTCCACGTGGGCGAGTGGGTCCTCCTCATCGCCGAGGGCGACAGCAACAGCTTCGACGTCTTGGCGATCGAGGTGCTTCCGTCGGCGATCGCGACGGCCGAGGCGTTCGGCACCGCCCTCATCGATCAGCCTCAGATCAACCCGACCGGGATCGCGCCGGCCGAGACGTTCGGGACGTTGGCGCTCGACCTGACACTGAACCCGGCCGGGATCGCGTCGGCCCAGGCATTCGGCGTCCTGGTCGTCGATCGACCCCACGTCGATCCGACCGGGATCGCGTCGGCTCAGGCGTTCGGGACGTTGGCGCTCGACCTGACGTTGAACCCGACCGGGATCGCGCCGGCCGAGGCGTTCGGGACGTTGGCGCTCGACCTGACACTGAACCCGGCCGGGATCGCGTCGGCCCAGGCATTCGGGACGACCGAAGTTGTGGGCGTCGTTGAGCTGTCGAACGCTGGCGCGATCGCATCAGCCGAGGTGCACGGAACGGCGTTCATCGAGTTGGCGATCAACGTCAGCCCCGTGGGGATCGCGTCGGCTCAGGCGTTCGGGACGCTCACGATCATCCTGCATGTGAACGCGGCCGGGATCGCGTCGGCGGAGACGTTCGGGATCGCGTTCGTGGAGCTGCCGATCCGCGTCGACCCGGCCGGGATCGCGTCGGCCCAGGAGTTCGGGGCGGCGATCATCGAGCAGGTGACGTCGCAGTTCGTCGACGTGCTCAGCATCGCGACGGGTGAGCTCCTCGGGACCCTGACGATCGTTCTGACCGTCGATCCGAGCGGCGTCCCGTCGGCGTTCGCGGCCGGCGCGCTCGAGCTGGTGCCCGCCCCACCGGCGCCGATGTCGAACAACCCGGGGGCCACGAGCGTCCTGGGAAGCAGCGGACGGACGTCGACGACCGGCCCGCGCGATGCGGGTCGCACAAGCGTCGAGGGTTCCCGGGGTATCACCACCGTAAGCGAGGACTAAAACGTGGACTTTCTGATCAAGCGAGGGGACCGCCGCGAACCGATCGAGCGGGTGCTGCGCGGATCGGACGGAAACCCGGTGGACCTGACCGGGGCGTCCGTCCGGTTCATCATGAAGACGCTCGAGGGCGTCGTGAAGGTGGACGCGGGCGCGACGATCGTCGGGACCCCGTCCGCCGGCCGCGTTCGATACTCGTGGGGCGCGACCGATACCGACACGGCCGGCCCGTTCCGCGCCGAGTTCGAGGTCACGTTCGGCGACGGCACCAAGCAGACGTTCCCGAACAAGGACTTCATCGCCGTCCTCGTCGTCGAAGACCTCGGTTAAGATGGCGCGGTCACCCCGGCGCGGGATGTATCGGGCCGCCCAGGCGCAGGCCCGGCGCCTCGCGGGGTCGCTCTCGCGGGAGGCGATCCAGAACGTTCAGCGCGCGCTCATCAAGTTCTCGGACCGCGTGGCGTCGATCGTGGCGGGCCTGCCGGCCGACGCGGCGGCGGCCCGGGCGGCGCTGCGGACGACCGAGCACCTCCTGGCCCGCGCGGCGGTGAACCTCGAGCGTGAGCTGGTGAAGGCGATCGCCGACGGCCGGCTCACGTCGTTCGGGGAGGTGACGGCCGCGTGGCAGGACGCGACGCTCGCCCGATTGAGGCAGGCGGGCCTGACCGACCAGGCGCTCATCAGCCTCGTGCGGGACCCGCCCGTGACACTGCTCGGCGCCTACGAAGGGCTCGGCGGGGCGGCCGGGACGTGGAAGACGCTCGTCGGGCCGCTGGTTCGGAACGCGGCGGCCGAGGCCGACGCGATCATCCGGGCCGCCCTGACCGAGGGCGTGTCGCCCGTCGAGCTGGCCCGCCGGCTCCGCCCGTATGTGCGCGGGGCGGAACCGTTCCACCGGGCGTTCGGCGGGCTCGACGAGGTGAACCTCGCCCGCCTCGAGGACGCGACGCTCCGGCACGCGGCCGGAAACCTGCTGCACAACGCGAACCGGATCGCTTTCACGGAGATCCACAACGCCCGGGCCGAGGCCGAGGTGACGGCGTTCGCCGCCGACCCGTTCGTGCAGGCGGTCGCGCGACGGCTCGCGCCGGACCGGGGCAGCCAGGTCGAACCCGACGAGTGCGACGTCCTCGCGGGGGTCGACTTCTACGGGCTCGGCGAGGGCGTGTACCCGGTCGACGAGGTCCCGCCGCTGTCGCACCCGTGGGACCGCTGCGAGAACGTCCCGGTCGTCCGGGGAACGGCCGCCGCCGGCGAGCCGAAGCCGATGCCGCCGCGGCAGCTCGCCGCGCGTGACGCGACGATACCGAACGGGCGCGGGCTCACGATCACGGAGCGCGATCGGATCCTCGCTCGCGCCGAGCAACACCTGCGCGCGGCGACGGCGAACAGCGCCGGGATGGCATCGCTCGCGTCCACGAGCGTGGGACAGGTAACGGAATAAAAGTACGACTTAATCACAAAAAGGTGGCCCGCCGGAAGCACGGGCCGTTATATTCGCCGCCCAGGCACGAAGCGAGCACCACGTGCCGACCCTCCGTCCGGGTTCCCAGGACGTGCACCCACCGCGTTGGGCCAAGCGCGAGACCGAAGTACCGAAAGGATGTGCCGCTGCCATGACCTTCAAGACGAAGGCGCTGGTGGCCGGCGTCGAGACGGATGTCGAGCTCGACGAGGCCAAGCTGCCGGAGAGCGCAGTCTCCGCGATCGCCAAGGTTCATAAGCTGACGTCGTCCGAAACGTTCAACACCGAGCTGGACCGCCGGGTCGACGGCGTGATCAAGAATAAGGGCCTCCGCGATCCCGCGACGCTCATCGACGATCAGGATCACATCGCCGCCGTTCTGAAGAAGCACGGCAGCGTCCCCGACGCCGCGAAGGCGGCCGCGGACCTCGCCGCGCGGCTCGACAACGAGAAGCTCGGCTGGCGAAAGAAGGAGCTCGAACCGGTCGTCACGGAACGCGACGAGCTGAAGCAGCACAACGCGCGCCTGGTCACGCGGGGCCTCCACAAGGAGATCCTCAGCGTCGCCGGCCCGGTCGTGAAGAAGCAATACCTCCGACCGGTCGGACCCGCGAAGCTGCCTTACATCGTCGCCGCCCTGGAGCCGGTGTTCGCGTACGACACGAAGACCGATGACTACTACGTCCGCGCCGCGCAGGGCGACGGGTTCGTCTTCTCGTCCGACCAGAAGAAGTACGGTCGCCCGTTCATGACGGTCGCGGAGTTCTTCGACTCGTGGGCCGCGGAAAAGGACAACGCCGACTACATCGAGCGCCAACAGCAGGATGGCCCTGGATTGGGCGGCGCGGGTGGCGGGGGCGGGTCCGGCGCCGAACAGCAGGGCGGCGTCATCTGGTTGACGCCCGAGCAGGCGGCCGACGCGCCCACGCGGCGTGAGGCTCAGAAGCGAGCGGAAAAGACCGGCGCCGTCGTTCGGACGAAGATGCCCGCCGGGATGGGAATGGGTTCAGCGTAATAAGCAGCGCGATCGCGCCCCGGACGGGGCGGTCCGCGCACTCACATCGTCCCGTCCGGTACCACACAGGGGAGCCGACGAACCATGCCTAACCTCCTTACCGCAGGACTCGCCTACGACCCGTACTTCTACGCGGGCGCCGGCCTCGAGGTGCTGTACAAGCGCCTGGGCATGGCGTTCTTCGTCGACCGGTCGCTCGAGGCCGAGAAGGCCGCCGAGAAGGGGTCGACCATCCAGCTCCGCCGGGCCCAGAAGTTCACGGCGGTCAACATGCCGATCGCCGAGGGTTCGTTCGCGGACGTCGCGCCGGACTACTCCAACCTCCAGATCGGGCAGTGGAAGGGTCAGGGCTTCAAGCTGACCGACAAGGAACGGTCCCTCACGGTCGAGCGGTTCGTTAGCGAACACCTCGAGCCGGTGGCCGCATCGATCGCCGACGCGATCGACCAGGACCTGGCGTCGATGGCGCTCGAGGTTCCCTGGATCGTCGAGGACGTCGCGCCGACGTCCCAGCACGAGGACTTCCCGAACATCCGGCAGACGCTGTTCAACTCGCTCGCCCCGTCGGTGAACCCGCGCGACTACGCGTACATGATCGACGGCGTGCTGCAGAACCGGTACGAGAAGTCGCTCACGTTCCTGCAGGCGAACACGGCCGGCGACAACGCGGCCCTGCAGCGCGACGGCGTGCTCGGCCAGAAGTATGGGTTCACGATCTTCGCGAACCAGAACGCCCCGACCGCCGTCGCGGGAACCGCTGCGACGACCTTCACGGTCAACGGCGTCCAGGCGAAGGGCAACGAGACGCTGGTGCTGACCGTCGGTACGCCGTCGGGTTCGTTCCGTCGGGGTAACGTGCTGACGATCGCCGGCGACGCGCAGCTCTACGCGATCAAGGCCGACATCGCGGCCGCGGCGTCGACGACCGTGTCGATCTCCCCGCCCCTCGCGAAGGCGACGGCGGGCGGCGAGGCCGTGACGGCCGACCAGACGGCGTCGACGTCGATCGGCACCGCGTTCCACCGCCGGGCGTTCGCCCTCGTGATGCAGCCGATCGAGGACGCGGGCCCGGGCATCCTGTCGGGCACCGTGGTCGATCCGATCACCGGCCTGGCGCTCCGCGCCCGCATCTGGGGCTCGGGCGGGTTGGGCGCGACGTTCTGGGCGCTCGACGCGCTCTGGGGCTTCAAGACCCTTAACCCCAACCTCGGGGTCCGGCTCCGCATCTAAGCCTGATCACACAACGGGACCCTCGACCGATCGGTCGGGGGTCCCTGACCCCCGTAACGACGGAGACCCGATGTACGCTTCTGAAGACGTGGCCCAGACGAACAACAAGGTGAAGCTCGACCACCCCGTTCCGACGCGGAAGGTCAAGAGCAAGTCCGACGGCGCGATCATCACGGTCGATGATCGGCAGTTCGATCCGGAGATCCACGAAGAGATCGTCGAAGCGGAGTAAGCCGTACCGCCCCAACGGCCGGCGACGGGGTCGACGGGGAGTCAGATCCTCGTCGACCCCGTGAGCTTATATGGCCGCGATGTACTTTCAGACGTCTGATCCGGATCACCTGGCGCTGCTGCCCACGAAGCTGCGGGGCGCGAGCGAGCTCGTCGACGTCGCCGCCGAGGCCGAGCGGATGGTGATCGACCAGTTCACGGCGCCGGCCCCGGACCTGCTGTACACGGCGCGGTTGATCCGGAACCGGCAGGTCACGGTGGTCGCGACCGTCGACGGGACCGACATCCTCGTGTACCTCCGGGGATATGCGGTCGACGCCGACGCGGCGGACGCGAACCTGGCCCTGGCCTTGCGCCGCGCGATCGCGAACGTGATCCGGTGGCGGTTGGCACAGAGCCGGGTCGACCCGATCGTCGCCTCAGAGTCGTCCGCCGACGGATCGAAGACCGTGACGTACCGCAACGAGGCGCTCGACGGGATGCCCGACGGGTGGGACGACCCGCTCGCGCCGTACGACACCCGCGAACCGCCCTGAGGGTTCTGATGCCCTGCGAGAAGACCAACGTCGAGATCCACCTGGGCCAGACCCTCACGATGCTCGACGGGATCAACGCGCGGGCGCGGAACCTGAAGCCGGTGCTGACCGGCGACCTGACGAACGCGATCCACGCGTTCTTCGAGGATCAGTTCCGAACGGCCGGCGCGGCGGGCGGGTCCCCGTGGCTCCCGCTGAAGGCACAGACCCTGGCCTTTAAGGCGCGCTACGGGCGCGCGGGCATGGGCGTCCTGCGGTTCACCAACCAGATGTGGGCGTCGCTGACGAAGCGGTCGCACCCGCTCGGTCGGCGGATCGTCACATCGGACTCGGTCGAGGTCGGGACGAACGACCCGAAGGCGGTGAAGCACCAGGACGGGCTCGAGGGTCTGCCCGCCCGAAAGATCGCGCCCGACGTCGTCCCCGATGAGTACACGGACCGGTGGGACAGCCTGCTGCTCCGATACGTCGAGGGGAGGGACGGGCAATGATGCGGCTCGAGCTGGTGCGGATGATCGTCGCGGCGTTGGTGCACCCGACCCGGGGCGTGAACGCGAAGCTGCCCGGGGTTCCGCGCGACGAGGGCGACGACCTGCCGGCGGCGATCGTTGCGGTCTATGACATCACGCGCGACGACCACGTTGTGAACCGGAGCGAACCGCCGAAGATCCCGTGCCTATACGTGATCGACGAGGGCCCGGTCGCGGTCGACGGCGAACAGATGACGGGGACGTATCGCGACACGGCCGAGACCGTCGCGGTGACGATCCGCTATGTCGCCGGCGGACACGACCTGGCGAAGGCGATGAACGCGGGGGACTACACACTGCGCGCCGCGCAGCGGTCGGTGATGGAGCTGATGGAGCAGGCGAACGAGGCCGACCAGGTTCGGAACTACGTCGAGCTGCGGTTCCTGCGGAAGGTGACCTATGTCCCGGCACGAGAGACGGTCGGCGAGGCGGCCGTCGCGGGCGCGTTGATCCTCGAGTTCGATCTGCGCGACCTGGCGCCGTTGACCAACCCGTCGTAAGGAGATATGACCCGATGAGCCTGCACTTCATGATCCAGCGGGAACCGACGCCGCCCGCGCTCGCCGAGCGCATGCGCGAGGCGAAGACCCCGGTCGAGCGCGAAGGCGCCGTGGCCGCGGTCGCCGCCCACGCCGAGGGCGTCGGATATGTTCGTGTGACCGTCCCGCCCGAGGTCGAGAAGAACGGGCCGGAGGCGGTGTCGCAGTTCTACTTCGCCCAGTGCCAGAAGCATTGGTCCGAACCGACGGCGGTCGATGCCGTCGTGGAGGGTTAACCGATGTCTGCTCCCAAGCCGAACACAAAGTACGGGTTCATGGCGAAGGTCGAGTCGACGTATGGCACGGCCATCGCCCTCACGGCCGGCGCGGATGGGCTGCAGCTCGCGACCCGACCGGAACCGGCCACCGAGTATCTGAACGACGGGTCGCGCGGTCGCGCGCCCGGATCGGGCGGGAAGATGCAGCCGGTGGTCCCGTCGGGCCTCGGCTTTTCCATGACGGCGGAGATGGAGCCGGTCGGGTTCGGCGCGGCCTACTCGGCGCCGAACGTTCCCCCGGGCGTCCACACGGCCCTGCGGATCTCCGGGATGGAGGCCCTCGGGTCGTTCACCGGCGGGTCCGAGAAGTACACCTACTCGCCGGAGTCCGGCCCGACCGGGTTCGACTCGGCGACGGTCGAGGCGTATGTGAACGGTCAGAAGCACCCCGGTCGCGGGGTGTATGCGACGTTCTCGATCTCGGCCGACGGGCTCGTCGTTCCGACGTGGGCCTTCGAGCTGCAGGGTATCGGGACGATCCCGACCGACGCGGCGCTGCCGGCCATCACGTATCCGGCCGTCACGAACCTGCCGCCCAAGGCGGTGTCGATCGCGTTCTCGATCGGGACCGGTACGCCGTTCACGACCGGGAAGGTGCGCTCATTTACCTTTACGCTCGGCCGGGAGCTGCACCCCCGGGCGGACCAGTCCGGGGCGGACCCGCACAGCGGGTTCACGCCGGGCGACCGGGCGCCGTCGCTCGAGGTGGTGATCGAGGCGGTCGCCCTGCATACGTCGACCCCGTGGTACACGGGCACGACGTTCAACCCGTATAAGATGGTCGACGACAAGAACGTCGTCGTGGTTTCGATCGCCGTCGGAACCGTCCAATACAAGCGCTACAAGATCAACTTCCCCCAGTGCACGCTGACCTCGGTCGAGGACGGCGACGACGGGGCGACCGCCACGTGGACGCTGACCTTCACGCCGCACGTGTCGACCCCGATCCTCGACGACGACTTCAACATCGTGTTCGATTGACGAACCAGGGATAACGCCGCGTTCTCCAGGGGCCGGCCCGTCCGGGCCGGCCCCGCACCACCCCTCCGCAGCAGGTGACATCGTGTTCGACTCCATCGCTTATATGGCGGCCACGCGGCCGCCCGAGTTCATCGCCGTCGACGGGACCCGGTTCATTGGGCGGCTCTTGTCCGTCGACGAGTGGCAGCCTTACGAGGTGCGGATGCAGGCGGCGTCCCGGGGCGAGCTCGCGTGGCCCGCGCTCCGCGACCTGCTGCGCGACCTGACCCGCGAGTTCTTCCCGCGCGGGTTCGCGTTCTGGCGCCGGCGGTTCTGGCGTCCGTGCTGGTGGTACGTGAACCGGCTGCCGCCGGTCGGACAGCTCAGGGCCGTGTACAGTTTTATGCAGTCCCAAGGGACGGCGCTCGGGATGGAACCGCCGACCCTTGGGCCGAAGACGCTGATGTTGCTCGGGATCGCGGCCCCCGGCGCCGGCTCCCCTGGGGCTGGGTCCTAGCCCGTTTCCAGCGCGCGTGGCCCGGGTGGTATCACGACCCGGCGCGCTGGCAGACGCGCGACGGCGTGATCCCGCACCGGCTGTTCGGATTGCTCGTGGGGACGATCGATGCCGTCGACGCCGTTGATGAGCTGGGCGGGGCGCGGTCGACCGCGCTCGGCTACGCGATGGCCCGACAGGGCAAAGACCCGAAGGTTCGCGCCGCGCAGCGGTCGCTGATTCGCCGGGCATATCCGGAGATAACGGAGATGGGAGAGTAAGATGGCACGATCGTCCGTCGTTTCGATCCTGATCAAGGTCGGGTCCACTGGGCTCGGCGCGATCCGTTCCGTCGGGAACGGGCTGCGCGGGCTCAAGGATCAGATCTTTTCGCTGAAGACGGCCGCCCTCGCGGTCGCGGCGGTGATCGTTCAGAAGCTGGGACGGGACCTGGTCGGCGCGTTCGCCGCCCAGGAGAACGCGGTCGTGAAGCTGAACGCTGCCCTGCGCGTGACGGGCCGATACACCGAGGAGGGATCGGCGCGCATCCAGCGCATGGCCCAGGAGATGCAGCGCCTGACCACGGTGTCGGACGAGGCCGCGCTCGCGGCGTCGGCCACCGTGGCGTCGTTCGCGAAGGAGCTGACGACGGACCAGATCGCGGAGATGCAGCAGGCGGCGATCGGGTTGGCCCAGGTCCTGGGGACGGACGTCGAGGGCGCGGCGGTCCAGCTCGGGAAGACGCTGTCCGGCGAGATGAACGCGCTCGGCCGGCTCGGCATCTCGATCGACACGACGGCGACGCAGCAGGACCGGTTCAACCAGATCATGGCGAAGACGCGACCGTTCTTCCAGATCGCGGTCGAGTCGACCCAATCACTGATGGGGCAGTTCGCGCAGGCGAAGAACCAGATCGATGAGGTGAAGGAGACGTTCGGTCAGATCATTGTCGAGTCGCTGAACCTCGGGTCCGGCCAGGAGTCGCTCGCGTCGAAGATCGCCGGGTTGAACGAGAAGATCCGGACGAACATGGGGACGTGGGTGAAGTGGGGTAAGGTCGTCTTCGCGATCCTGAAGGCGCTGGCCGTCACATTCGGGAACGTCATCAAGTTCTTCTTCAACGCCGGCCAGGTGATCGGTGGCGTCTTCCGAATCATCGCCATCTCGGGTAAGCGAAACTTCCAGGCCTTGTACAACGAGGTCGTCGGGTTCGTGAACGACCTCCTGAAGGTCTTCAACAAGATCAGCCCGATCGACATCCCGCTCCTGTCGCCGATCCTGATGGGCGAGGTCGACCAGGCGCTGGCCGACGCGAAGGAGGCGCTGCAGACCGACGCGCAGGACATCCGCGACTCCATCTCGAACATCGGGGCGGCGTGGCACGACGTCGCCGTCGCGATGAAGGCTGAGCCGCTGCCGGCGGCGGCGTTCGATATTAGCAAGCGCGGGGGCGGACGGAACCTCGGCCCGCGCCAGACCGGCGAGGACCCGGTCGCCCTGTCGAAGCGACTCGCCGCGCAGGCCCAATCGTTGCAGCGTCAATTCGACCAGAACGCGATCAGCACGACCGCGTTCGCCGCGACGCTCGCGACGCTCGGCCCGGCGATGGCGAAGCTGCTTGAGCCGGGATCGGGTCTCTCCGGACCGGACCTCGAACAGTTCCGGAGCGTCGTCGATGGGCTGCGCGGGGCCGCCGCCGCCGTCGGGCTGACGTTCGATACGTCCGGCGTGAAGGCGATCGGGCTCGGCGAGGCGTTCGTGAAGTCCGCCCGCGCGGCCGAGAAGGCCGCCGGATCGCTGAACCAGGTCGTGGCCGATATGGCAATGCAGACCTTTGCGGCGTTCGGGCAGGCGATCACGGACGCGTTCGCCGCGATGGTCGACGGGTCGCAGTCCGCCGGTCAAGCGTTCGCGTCGGCGATGCTGTCGGCGTTGGCGGCCGTGGCCCAGGGGTTCGGGCAATACTTCCTCGTGCGGGCGGCGGCGGCGATCGCCGAGGCCCTGCTGCCGTCGTCGGTGCTCACGGGGCAGTCGGCCGGCGGGTTCGCGGCGGCCGCGAAGTTCACGGCCGCGGCCGTGGCGATGTTCGCGTTGTCGGGCGTCCTCGGCGGGATGGCCAATAAGTCGTCGGGCGGTGGCGGGGGCGCCGGCGGATCGGCGGCCGCCGAACGCCAGACGGCCGAGGTCACGCGTGAGGAACCGCCCTCCGTCCTGGTGATCGAGGGCGGGCTCCTCGACATGTCGAACCCCGATCAGGCGGACGCGCTCGCGGCCGCGCTCGAGACGCTCACGGACCGGAAGGTGATCATCCGGCAGTCGGCGGACCAGGAGGAAGGCTGATGCTGACGCGGAACGCGCCGGCCATTAAGTGGGGAGACGGGCTGGAGAACACGCTCGTGGCCGGGTGGCCGCTGCGCGACGCCATCACGTCGCGTCCGCCGCTGCCCGGTTATGAGACTGTCCAGTCCCCGGGCGGCGAGGAGGACGCGTGGGTCCCGGGCGGACGCGGCGAGTATCAGCTCGCCGGTGAGCTGGGGTTCGTCGACCTCGCGGACCGGACGTCGCCGGTCGCGCAGACCGGGTGGTCGGGCCCGACGGGCGTGCAGGCCTTCCTGGCGTGGGCGCGCGACAAGCGCCGGTTTCAATACGTTCCCGATAAGACGGTGCCCGACTTCTGGGTCGACGACTGCTACCTGGCCGCGCCGATCGACGACGAGCCCACGCAGGAGCGCGACGGGACCCGGCGCGTCCCCGTGGTCATCCGGTCGTCGCACATGGACTTCGGGTGGGCGCTGCGCGGCCTCGGGCTCGACCTCGGAACCGGATCGGACCTGACCGATCCGCCGCGCGGCGCGTTCTCTCGGGGCGGATCGAGCGGCCGGTACCACACGGCCCTGTTGGGGGTCGCGGCGTCGGGCGTCGATGTCTTCCGTGACCGGCACTACGTCGGTACGACACGGACGATCCTCGGGGAGGCGGTCGTCACGAACCACTGCCTCCGATCGGAGGAGCTGGATAACGCGACGTGGTCGAAGTCACAGCTCACCGTAAGCGCGAACGCGACGGCCGCGCCGGACGGCGCGACGACGGCAGATAAGCTGGTCGAGGTCGCGACCACGAACGCCCACTTCATGACGCAGTCGATCACGGTGACCGCCGACGAGTGGATCGCCGCGTCGATCTACCTGAAGGCCGGCGAGCGGTTCCGCGGTCGGTTCCTGTTCCGCGACCCGACGCTCGCGAACCAGGTCACGATGACGGTGCGCCTGGACACAGCGACGATCACGGCGTCGTCGGCGTCGGGAACCGGTGCCGTGCTCTCGGCGGCGCGGATCGTTTCGCTCGGCAACGGCTGGTTCCGGTTGGAGCTCGAGGGGAAGCTCGGCGGCGGGTTCACGACCGCGAACTTCATCTGGGCCGTTCACGACGACTCTGGCAACGAGTCGTATCTCGGCGACGTCGTCAAGGGGATGTATGCGTGGGGCGTTCAGTTCGAGCGCAGCGGCAGCACGACTGTCCCGGTCACGTGCAGCGCCTACATACCAACGACCAGCGCGATCGCGTCGAAGAACACGGATCTGCTCGAGTACTATTGGCCGTGGACGCTGCAGGCCGGCTGGTTCTACGCGAAGTTTGTGGAGCTCGGCGAGGCGCGGGTCGCTAACTTTGGGGACCTGCTGCGCCTCGGGACGCCCGGGGTGAACCCGTCGATCCGTTTGATGACGGGCAGCGGGACCGGCGGGTCGAGCCCGTTCTGGCGGTTCAACTGGACGACGAACGGGACCAACCAATCAGCAGGGATCGCGAACGTCACGCCCGCCGTAAACGACACGGTGGAGCTGTATGGGCGGGTCTTCGCGAACGGGAACGTGGAGCTGCACCAGGCGATCAACGGCGGCGCGGCGACCGTGTTCAGCGGGTCGGGCGGGTTCGCGCTGAGTTCCACGGTCCTGGCGCGTCGCCTGCAGGTGTTCGGCGGGGCGAAGGCGGGTCTCATCCGACTTAAGGCCGGGTTCGCTCCGGGGGTTACGACGCTGGCACAGGCGAGGGACGTATGAGCGGGAGGATCCTGTGGGGACCGGGCCTGGAGAACGTCCTGGAGTTCGAGCGGATCGACGCGCCGGCCTCGAGCCGGCGCCTGCGCGCCGGGTCGGAGCAGGAACGTTCGGGCGCGCCGGGGGTCGAGGATGCGTGGACCGTCGGCTACGATGAGGAGCTGACGGGCGATCTGCGCTGGCTCGGGAACGACGTGTGGTCGGGTCCGTCAGGCGCCCAGGCGTTCCTCGATTGGGCGCGCGAGAAGAAGACCTTCCGTTACGTCCCCGACGCGATCTTTCCTGACTTCTGGGTCGATGGCTGCTACCTGGGCGCGCCGACCGACGAGGGCGTCGCGGGCGCGCTCGAGCCGGACGACCGGCGCCGCCTCCCCGTGGTGATCCGCAACCCGGGCTACGACTTCTCGCTCGCGCGGCGAAAGCTGTTCATGGACTACGCGCCGGGGATGCCACTGCCGACGTCGTGGGCATACACGGCCACGAGCAAGCGCCACCGGCGGGACGGCGTGCCGAACCTCGTGAAGGGCGATCAGCTTCACGAGGTCAAAATGGGCCTGCTGCGGGACCACGACTATCTGATCAGCAACAACAGTGATAGTCGAACGAACCGGCTCGAGGGCGTCGGTACGAACCGGTTGACGTTCCCCGAGGATCTGACGAACGCCGCCTGGGTGAAGATCGGGCTTACGGGCGTCACGGGTAACTTTATCTTCGCACCGACGCGCGCGGTCGCGGCCGATAAGATCATCGAGGATACCGGGACCTCGTCGCACTACGTGTACCAGACGTTGACGATCGCCGCCGGATCGAAGGTCAGCTTTTCTGTTCACCTGAAGGCGGCCCAACGGACCCGGGCCCTCGTGTATGTGTCGGCCGGGACCGGCGACGGCGCCGATGAGTTCGGCGCAGACATCAACCTGACGACCGGCGCGATCCTTTCGAACCACGTCGCCGGGCTCGGGGCTCTGACGATCGCGCCGACGGTCCAGTCGTCTTACTCGGGCTGGCACCGTGTACTATTCCAGGGGATCGCGGACGCGTCGTCGACGACCGTGTCGGTGATCATCCGCTTGGCTGACGCCGGCGGTAACTTCACCTACACGGGCGACGGGACCAGCGGCCTGTATGCGTGGGGCGCGTACGCCGACGAGAACGAACCCCCGACGAGCTATCCGGTCGGCGGCGCGTCCCGCGCGTCCGAGGAGCTGATCGTCCCGTGGCCGTGGAAGCCGCAGCCCTTTTGGCAATACCGAAAGTTCATCGAGCTGGGCGGCGCCTGGAAGACGGTGTCGCTGGGTCGGTGCGGCACGATCGGTTTCGCGGGGATGGCGCGCACAGGGCTCGGTAACTTTAACACCGTCGGTCGATACAGCTTCGAGCGTTGGAACGCGGCGGGCCAGGGTCTCGGCGCGGGGATGTCGGTGGATGCGACCTACGGCGCGACGACCGAGCTGTTGGGCCTGTGCCGGACCGACGGGAAGGTCGAGCTGCGCTGGTCGATCAACGGCGGGGCCGACGGGTCGTCGGTGAGCGGCAGCGGTACGCCATATGGTGATGCGTGGTTCGATCAGCTCTATAACGTCGGCGCCCAGGCCGGAAACATCCGGCACGCGCACCAAGGACTGTTGGTGGTAAAGGCCGGACGGGACGTCGATGCGGTGACGACGATCGCCCTCGCGAGGGTCGCATAACATGGCGCAGCTAACGCATAAGCCGATCTATCGGGCGGAGATCCGCGCCCCGCGCTCGGAGCTCATTTTCACGGGGGTGTCGAACCCGAGCGAGACGGCGATCCTCCTGCCGCCGGCGGGGCTCGCCCACCGCGATTGGTTCCGCGTCGCCACGGCTCCGGTCGGGTACGGGATCGAGCTCGAGGGCGAGACCAGCAGCTACGCCACGCGGAACCCCGTCGCGTCCTGGCCGACCGGGGACTTCTCGCTCGACTTCTGGGTCCGCGTCGATGATCCGCGACGCAACATGGGCATCGTATCGTATGCGGTCGCCGGGAACTTCAACATGTTCCTGATGTTCATTACCGCCAGCATCGCCCCCGGCACCGTGTCGTTCGAGCTGGCGGGTGGCGCCGGCGGCGGGAACTTTACCAGCGCCACGCTCGTCGACGGGCGGTGGCACCACGTGGTCTTTACGCGGACGGCGGCGGGTCAGGGCACGAGCTACCTCGACGGCGTGCAGCAGGTATCGTCGGCGGGGACCGGGACCGCGATGACGGGGGGTGGCAGTCTCGTGATCGGGCAGGAACAGGACGCGGTCGGCCTCGGGGCATTGGACGCGCAGCAGGCGCTCATCGGCGCCGTCGACGACGTGAAGATCTACGGGCGGGTCCTCTCTGCGCAGGAGGTCGCCGAGCGGTTCCGGGGGATCGTCACGTCGACCGCGAGCGAGATCCTTCGGTGGGGGTTCGATGAGGGCTACGGGTTCGTCGCGAACGACGCGAGCGGGATCGGTAACCACGGCACGCTGCTGAACGTTAAGCATGTGCACGAGACCCCCACCAGCTATAAGCCATACCTCGCGCCGCTGCGCGGGCGGCGGGGCCGGATCGACCTGTTGCAGCGCCGGCTCGACGTCGGGTCGCTCACGCTGACGTTGCTCGATCGCCGGGTTCCGGTGGCGGGGACGGGGACCCTGACGAACCTGAAGCGGTGGTGGTCGGCGTTCTTCGGCGACGCGAACGGAAAGCCACGCGGGAAGTTGAAGGTCCTGGTCGAGGAGTCGCTCGATGGCGGGGTCACGTGGGCGACGTTCGCGACGGCGCGGCTGGTCGGGTCGTCGGTCGATCGGAAGGCGTCGGTGACGCTCACGATCCACGACGAGGCGGACGCGCTACAGAACGATGTGTTCGTGGGCGTGCCCCACGCGTCGATCACCTACGCGGCGGTCCCGACGTTGATGCCGCTCGGCGTGATCAACTCGGACTATGGGCGGCTGGTAAAGGTCGCGCCGCTCACAGGCTTGACGGCGGACCAGACGGTGGGCGGGTTCGGGATCATCCCGACCGAGCTAAAGACGGTGACGCTCGACGGGGCGTCGATCACGAACCCGGGAAACATCGTCACGGCGAATCTCC